TCGAACCGGGCCTGGATCAAATAGGGGTCGGTCTGCTCGGAGCTGATTACCGGCTCGGGCTCAGCAGGGGCATTGCGTTTGCGGGCGACCCTTTGCAGCTGGATCTCGCGCAGATACTCGGTCGGATCCTTGACGTTGCCGATCTCGGTGAGGAGCATCTCGACCGAACCACCACGGCCGCACTGATAACAGGTCCACAGCTGCGATTCGATGTTGATCGAGAACGATGGGTGCGAGTCATGGTGAAATGGGCAGTGTGCGGAGATCTCCCGCTGGCCAACGGAGCTGACCCTAATGCCGAGCTGGTCGAGCAGTTCCTCAGTGCTGGCCGGTGGCCTAATCCTCGTCGTCTTCGCCATCTTCGTCCTCGTCAAGGAATGCCTCGGTAAACTCGGACTCGTCCCAGTTGCACCTAATGGGGATGTCCATCGGTGAGACCTGGCGCCCGGCCACCACAGAGAACTTAATGATGTCCGAGCCCGCTTCTCGGGCCGCCCCAAGGATCAGATCGGCGTCTTGGGACCACGCTGACGTCCAGCCGAGGCTGTGCATCGTCACAGCGGCGTCCTTGCCCATCTTGGACGTCAGGGCCTGGGTGGTCCCTACGATCGGAATCTTGAGCCGCTGGGCCAGTCTCTTGAGAGATCGGGACACGGCCGTAAACGCTCGAGGGGAGCCAGGCTCAGCGCCGATCTCGTTGTCCATAAGGTAGAGCCCGTCCACGAAGACGATGTCGGGGTCGTGCTCTTCGATCTTGGCCGCTAATCCCGACACCGTGGTGGTGGCCGAGATGTCGGTGCTGATTATGAACGGCTGCATGTGCTTGCGAATGGCCATGTTCTTGCGGAGCTTCTTCATCTCCATATCGGAGGATCTGCCGCGTAATAGCCGGGACGCACTGACCCCGCACGTGCTGGCGTCGTAGCGGGCGAGCTGTTCCTTTTTGGACATTTCAAATGAGACAAACAGCACCTTGCAGTTGTGGGCCTGGGCCCCAATGGCCAGTTCCATGAGCATGAACGATTTGCCCTGCTTCGCCGCTCCACCGAGAACCACGAACTGCTCGTCTTGAAATCCGCCAGTGAGCAGATTGAGGGTGGGGAAGCCGGTGTCGATGCCGGACAGTTCATCGGCATGCTCTCGAGCTTCGACGTATTCGTCGTAGCGGTCCCGGTACGTCTCGGTGGCGTTGATGTCCGAGAGGATGTTGGTCTCGAGCCCCAGACGCTGTAATCCCTTGGCGAGCGCCTCCCGGGAGAGCTTGACGTCGTCCTGCTCTAATGCACTGAAGGCCTCGTTGACCGTGTCCGAGAGGATGGCCCGCTCGTGCTGGACGAAGATGCGGTCAAGGTAGTAATCGTAGGGCTCATTTGTCGTCTTGAGCCGGTAGTTGGGGTACTCGTCTTTGATGGCCGACGCCGTGGCCGTCTTACCGTACCGAGAGTGGTACTCGAGCATGAAGCCGAAGACGTTGCGGTTCTCTTCGTCCTCGAACCAGCTCGCCCTAATACCGGCCGCAATGGCGGTCTGGATGTCGTTGTCGTCGATGATCTTGCTTATTAAACCTCGGCCTACGTCGGCCATTAGATCCTCGCCGGGTCAAAGTCCCTCGCTTTGAAGCCGTACCCGAACCGGTGCTCGGGGTTGGCGTCGTAAACGAGAGAGATCGCATTGTCGGTGGCGATGTGCTGCGAGCTGTAGAAATACTCACTGCAGGTGACCGACCGCACCTGCACGTGGAGATCCCAGAGTTGGTCGTAGAGGACATCGGCGAACCCGTAGGGCTGCCAGGTAATGACCTCGATGGGCTGGCCGAAACGATCGACCATCATGGCCATGTAATCACACACCCGGTAATCGAACTCCCACAGTGCCAATGCAGCGGCCCACTGGTGGGACCGGAGGTAGAGCTGCGAGAGCCGCTTGCTCTTCAGTTTTGCAATGAGGCCGTCAAAGACGAAGACGATCGCAGGGCGGTCGTCGAGACCTAGTTGACCGCGCTCCACCTAATCAAAGGTGACAATGGTGGACGACCGCTTGATGATTGAAGCCATGGAATCAGAATAGGTGCTCCCCCACTGCTGGACTTTCAAGTTCGAGGTATAGATGGTTGTGAGACCGTTGTTGTGTCGAGTGCGGACCAAGAGGTCGAACGCATCCTCGGCGAACCCTGTTGCGGTGTGATGCTCTTTGCCGACGTCATCGATTACCAGTACCTTCACCCGGACCTTGAGATCCTGAAGCAACTGGTCGATCTCGAGATACTCGTCGGGCTGGACGAGACTCTTCATTACCTGATCGTGCAGCCGGAAGGTGCGCAGATGGAGGTCGATGAACTCTGCGAGCTGGATGAAATAGATGGGCAACTTCTCTTGTCGGAGCTGCGTCAGTGCGCTGCCGGTCACGCTGGAGGTGAGCGGCTTGTGGTACTCGTTGAGGAGCCCGGCCGCCAGCATGGTCTTGGCCCGATTAGGCGCTCCCTCGAGCAGGAGGGCCGGTTTGGAATCGCTCGGATCCCATTCTTCTACTTGTCGAAATGCGGAGCGTCGGGCTCGTGGCCACTTGACGTCGTAATCGTCGAGGAGGGTATTGCGGAAAGGTGCAGGGACGTTGGTGCTGGACAAAAGCCGGTCGCTCACTCTCGAACGCCCTCCTTTGAAAAATGGGCGCAGTGAGCTAAGGCACTGGCATGTGGGCAGGGATTCAACTTTGTCTCCTGTGTGGGGAGATTCGCCCCGGTGTCTCCGGGGAGGAGTCAGAACGTAGACCCCACTGTGAGCGCAGTCAAGCCGGTCGCGGAACTTGCGCTCCCACCGGCCCTATGTCGTTACGGCACAGCGCTCGCCGATTAGACGAGTGACTCCACGAGGTCGATGAACTTCTTCGACGCTGTCACGGCTGCCTTCAGGAGGGCCTTGTCGACGTGCCCGTTGCTCGATGGCGCAGGGGCAGCAGCGGTACGTGCCGGTGCAGTCTTCTTCACCGCAGCGGCCTTGGCGGGCGCAGGCGCCGCCTTCTTTGCAGCCTTGGCCGGAGCCGGGGCTGCCTTCTTCGCTGGGGCCTTCTTTGCCGGTGCGGCAGCCTTCTTGGCCGGGGCCTTGGGCGCCTTACCGGCCTTGACCGCCTCCATGATCCGGTCGACCATCATGGCCGACTTGATCCCACGGCCGGGCAGCACGCCGTAACTGGCGGCGACCCGCTTGAACTCGTCTCGATCGTTGTCGTAGAGACGCTCCAACTTTGCGGTCGACCATTTGGTCGTTTCGGTTGTCACAGGTTCCTCTTCCTCCTCGTCGTCGTCTTCCTCTTCGGAATCGGACTGGTCACTTTCCTCTGCATCGTCGTCCTCGTCGTCTTCGTCACCGTCTTCACGGTCGTCGGCGTCGGGCTCGTCCTCATCGTCGTCTTCATCGACGACAGTGGTCTTGCGCTTTTTGCGACGGCGGGCGGCTACTTCGTCCTCCTCGTCGTCATCATCGTCTTCGACGATTTCAGCTTCGACGGCATCTTCGTCGTCGTCGTCATCATCGTCATCGTCGCCTGCAAGATCTTCGTCGTCGTAATCGACGTCAGCGTCTTCGACGTCGTCCTCGTCGTATGCATCTTCCTCTTCATCGCGTCTGCGGGCCACGGGTTCAGTCTCCTCTTCAGTGGTTTCTTCGGGTATTTCCTCGAGCGTTACCTTGTCCATGCCGTGAAGCAGGGTGCGCACCTTAATGCCCTTTGCCAAGGCAAGCTCGACGGCAGTGTACACATCGTCGTCTTCCTCAGGGTCTCCGATAATGATCAGGTGAGCATTAGGCCACACGGCCAACGTGTTCACCATGCCCGAGGCAATGCTCGTATCGTCCTTCAGGCGAATGATGTTGCCGTCGGCGGCATTAAGGCGATCTTGACCCTTGTCGTCGATGTACTCACTGGGTCCGACGAGTCCGATGCCGTAACCGGACGTCATGGCGAAATCACACAGTTCCGCCATGGTGGTGGACCACCCCTCGGCGTCCAAGAGGAAGAGCACCTGGGGCCGCTTCACCGTCTTCTTGAACGCTGTAATCAGATCGTTGAGCAGTGCTCGGGAGTTGTCCCTGTGGACGGGGTCCAGGCCGATGAAACCGAGAACCAAAGCAAGGCCCGGCTCTGTCACGTACAAACTCCCTTCTATTTGAAAGGCGGGGAAGGGGAGGAGAGCGTTGCTAATCCCTCCTCCCCCGTCCACCACCCGGCGGTCTGACAAGAGCGACTGAATCCCTGCAAAGGTCCGAGCCCTAACGTCAGATCCACCAAGCTAATCGTATCCGCAGGTCACGTCAAATAAACGTAGCCCTTTTATGGCCTGGGCCGTTCCCTGTGAAATCGAACGATTACGAGGTCCGCCGTGGCGATGGCCAGGCGCCCCAAACGATGGATCAAAGAGGCTGCTCCGGCGCCCGCAATGCCGTAAACGACCAGCTCGTGCCCATTATGAGGGAAGCTGAGCCAGGCGATCGAAAAGGACCCGAGAAGGACCAGGAAATACTTGAAGAAGGACGTTACCGGGATCACCTGCGGGATGATCAGCCGGATGAACAAGACGATGGAATAGGCCCCAAATGCACAGAGCAGTAGCGTCACGGCCGGTCAATCTAGCAGGCCTGCGTTCGCCATGGCCTCGGCGCCGATGAAGATCGAATAGGTCGATCCCATGGGCGTGTACTCCTCGAGAACGGCCGCCAGACGGGAGAGCTTGGCGATCAGGTTCGGGTAGTAATCCGAGGGCGATTGGTTGGGCGATCCCTCGAAGATGTAGTCGGTGGCGGGCTCGAAGTTGGCGTCGAAGTAGATGCCTGCGAACGAGGACATCTCGAGCAGGACAGCTCCCACGTAATGCTGCTCGCCGAACGTCGTCGAAGAGATCACGATCTGGATGCGCAGTGAAACCGCATTGAGTGGTGACTGGGTGTTGACGACCATGGCCCGTACGAACTCAGCACTGACCTCAGTGAAATCAGAAGCGCTCGACGAAATCACCGTGTTGGTGATGTCGACGAAATCGAGGACGAGCTGACACGACCGGAATGCCTGGCCCGGTTCGAGGTATGCAGAGAACGAGTAGTTCGTCAGCGGATTAGCAGGGATGGTCGCCGTCATGACCATCGAGGTCGACGTGGCCGTGAGGATGTACCCGGTGGTGGTCTCGGCGGGCCATGCGACCCCCGGTGGTGTGGCACCGTAATCGATCGAAGGTGTAAGCGTTCCACCGACCAGTGTCCACCCGTAACCACCGCCGCGTCCCACTGGGTCGGCCACAAGGTTCTGACGCACCGGTAATAGGTTGACCTGAATGTCCCTCGGCGGTTGCCACGACGTCGGGCCCGGAGTGGCCAGTACGTTGATCTCCACCTGCTCGGCGTCCATGAGATGCTGGTCGAGTGCCGGGGTCTGCTCTTCGGGGACGTAGGCCAGCCAAATGGCTGCGACGACGGCCGCCACACTCGCTGTCGGCACATTACCGATCGGCTGGAATGTGGCGCCCGGCGTGAGTCCTGCACCGAAGGCGGTGAGGTTCCCAGCGGAGGTGACGTTGTAAACGTACGTCTGTCCGGCGATCGGTGTGGTGCCTCCCGTGGCCGTGACCCCGGTATAAACGGCGTAACCGATGTAGGCCATTTCAAACTCAGTCGAGGGGGCGATGAGCGAGACGAATGGCGGGTTGAGCGACGAGGGGTCAAAGACGGTGTTGAAAATCTCAGCGATCCATGCGGTGGCTGCGCCAAGACCCGAGGAGAAGCAATCGACCGTAATGGAGTAATACTGCGTGTCCCCAGTGAGGTTGACAGTGAAGACCGCATTGACCGCACCGGCAGCACCGGCCGGGATCGTGGCCGTCCACGTTTCGACGTCATTACTCTCGAAACCATTGGTGTAGGGGAGCGGATTAGTGAGCGGTCCGAACTCGAGCCCCGGAGCCCCGGCCACCGTAATCGACTCCACCGTCGGAGCAGCATCGACCAACGATGCCCCAGTGACATTGACATGGATAACGACCATGTCTCCTTGGTTGCCCAAGACCGGGACGGTGTAGGTCGGGATTACAGATTCACCCGGTTCGTAGACGGCATTACTGAGCGGGAAAGCGCTCGCTGTTGAACGGGAAATCATGCTGGCTTCCAAACTCGCACGTAATCGAGTTGCATGTCAGTGTTGCTACCGGACGTCGTATTGGGCGGGTTGTTAATGACGTTGGCACCGGACAGTGTTTGCTGTGTCTGGATGGAAATGATGAGCCGCATTACCGCCGCTTCCCATTCCTGCGAGGTTCCGCCACTGGTGTCCTCGAAGACCAGCGTGCCGTCACTCCAAATCGTGGTCGACGTCGCCGTCAGCTCCACAGTGTAGACGTGGAACCCAGTGGACATCTCCGCCGGATTTGCCTGCAGCGTGGCGTTGACCGTCGGAACAGCTTGGTGGCTCGAGGTGTAGATCTGATTATGAAAGCGCGGCAGCGGCCAGTCATACCACTCCCACAGATCGATCTCATTGAGGTAACTGCCATACCCGCCTCCAGAAGCTGTGGCGTCACCTTGGGTCACCAACCAAACACCCCACCACCAGTTGCTGGCATTAGTGCCGCTAACCAGACCAGGCATTTGCATGCGCATCTCGAGCACACATGGTCCATTAATGCACGTGACCGTCCCGGCGTTGACAGCATTTTGGTACGCCGTGGTGAGTGGCAGGTTGGCCGGATTAAAGAGGAGAAGACCTCCGGTATGGATGGCACCGGCCTCGTAGGTACGGACGACGTTTACTCCGGTGGACGGGTTCTCTAGGGTCAGAGTCCCGCCTTGGTCGGGGCCCGGCGAGACGCCCTTGAGGTGCAAGGTGCCATCACCCGGGAGGGCGAGCACACTGGGCCCGTGGTAGTTACCCGTATTACCTTCAGCGTCACAGGTCGTCTCATTACCCGTGCCACCGACCGTGGCGGGTTGGTAAAACCAACCGCAGTTCCACTTCGAGTAGTTGAGGCCGTGCGTCGGGCCCGACATCCCGGTCGTGTCGTCGAACTCGTCGTGCCAGACCAGTGTGAACGACCCGGTGGGCCCTGTCGGCACGAGCCCGCCCGACGGAGGCGTGAACGTGTACTGGTCGGCGCCACTGGTGGCCGACGTTCCTCCGGGGGTCGTGACCGTAATGTCCACCGTGCCGTCGGCCTCAGAAGGAGCGGTCGCCGTGATTTGCGTGGATGAGTTGACGGTGAAACTCGAGGCGTTTGTCGACCCGAACTTGACCGCCGTCGCTCCGGTCAGGTTGGTACCGGTAATCACGACCGCAGTACCACCAGTGTCGACACCAGTGGTCGGGGCGACCCCTGTGACCGTCGGCACACCCGGCGACGAACCAAAGGTGTAGGAGATCGCATTAGAGATCCCTCCACCAGTCACGACGGTCACACTCACTGCACCCGCAGCCTCGGCCGGTGTAATCGCAGTGATCTGCGTGGGCGAGTTGACCACGTACGAGGCTGCATTTACGGTGCCGAACTTGACCGAGACCACGTCGTTGAAGTTGGAGCCGATGATCTCCACCGACGTTCCTCCAGCGGTGGCACCGAAGGTCGGGTTGAGAGAACTGATTACCGGAGCTGCAGCACCCGACGGTGGTGCCACGTAGCCAGCACTGACCGAGACGCCCACACTGGTGACGAGCTGCGCCATGGCATTGGTGAACGAGGAGAAGGGGTCGGCGCCGACGTTCTCCCACGGGAAGACGTAGATCTTGTTCCCATTAGGCGCTAATGCAATGGCAGCGTCAACCCACACGCCCCAGAAGTTGGAGACGTAGGTGGGGTCGTCTCCGCCGTTGGCCGACGCCGACTGCGTCAGGGTGCTCTGGATGAAGATCTGCAGGGCGGGCCGCGCTGTGCCGGTGGTGTACGGAGAGTTTGACTGATACAGGCCCCAGATGCCATCGGTCGAGTCGAACCAGTTGAAGACGAGGAACGGCCCGAGGTAGCTATACGAGGCCCAGAACTGGAAGGCCATGGCCAGCTCGGCCGCTTGGTCAGCCGCCGTCATGGTGTAGCCCTGCACCTGATCGGTACCTACCGGCAGCCCAAACTCAGTGCCCCAGATCTTCTTCGCACCGTCACCGTTTGCTTCCATGAGGGAGTAGATGCTCGGGATCTGGGTGAACATGTTCCACTCCATGGAGACTTCTGCTGGGAAGCCGCCATTAGTGTCTCCGTCCCCAAATGCTGAGTAGGTATAGGGGTGCACGTTGTGCGCATCGACGGGGCTCTTTCCAGCCCAGTGCGCGTAGCAACCGGTCATAAAGTCGAGTGCCGACATACTGTTCGTCGTAGCGGCATCGTTGTTGACGTAGGCGTTGCCTGCGGCCAGACCGCTGGAAAGCACAGTCGTTGTTGGGTCGACGGCCTTAATCGCTGCGGTCGCTGTGACACAGACGGCGGCATAAATAGACGGCGAGACCGTGCCGCTGATCCACGCGTAGTTTTGGTTCACCTCATTTGACAGCTCAAAGACACATCCAGCACCTAGAACTGATAGGTAATGGGTGGCAGCGTTACCGCAGAAGGTGGCGTACGCCGAGCCGAAGTTGCCCTGGCCGTACCCGCCGTTCCACTCCTCGGTGTCTTCAAGGATGATGATCGGGATCATTCCGGCAGCCTTTACGGCCACAATGGCGTTGTCGATCGAGTTGGTAACGGTGCCCGTGACGTAGTCACAGTCGAAGCGCACGTACGTACAGCCGTTCTGCTTCATCGACTGGCACATAGCGGCCAATGCCGTGGGGGACATCCCGCTGAGCACTGACTCCCACTCGCCCACCGAGACACCGCTGACAATGCCCGGGTTGTAGGTGTACGTCAGCGTGACGTTGCCTGCGCCGCCCGTCAGGGTGCTGAACGAGGTAGAACCGCCAAGCGTCATGTTGTACGTCGTGCCCGGGGTGACCGCGAAGTTGGTAGTGGTCGTCGAGCCGCAGATGACCGTGACCGTGGAGACGCCAGGGGGAGCGGTCCACGTGTTCGCAGAGTTGACGTCGAACTCAACAGTGATAGGAGAGCTGCCCAAGAGAGAGCCGGTCGCTGCCATACCCCACTCAGAGATTCCGATGTCCAGCTCGTTCGCTACAGCGAAGGCGAGAGTGTTGTTCCAGTTGGGCTGGTTCCCGCTCTCAAACGCTGTGAGCATGGCGGAATCACCAGGAAAGGTGTTGCTCTGGTTCCACGTGTTGTAGACGGTGAATCCGACGGTATCGACGTACGCAGTGCCGGGCCAGTACGCCCCGCCCGGTTCCCCGTCGGGGAAGTTGACGTAGGTGAACGCCGACGGCTGCCACCAGAAGTTGAAGAACCCGGGGGCGACTGCGTTGGCCAGATTCCACACGTGCTGCCATGCGGCCTTGAAGGCGGTCTGATTAGCCACCGTGTCGGCACTCAAGATGCCCCACGGCCACGTGTTTGAGGGCTGGTTAAAGTCCCACGCCAGGGCGATGTGCTGGACGCCGCCCGTCTCGTAGCACCATTCAAAGAAGGCGGTGAAGTTAGCGTCCTGGCTGCCACCCGTGACGTCGGTCCAGAGCAGCGGTGTAGCAGTGACCTGCAGCGGCACCTTGATCAGCTTGGGCCCGAGCCACGAAGAGAAGTTGGTGAAGCTGCTCGTCGTGTTCCAGCACGCTTCCCACGAGCTGTCAGCGAGGAAGTCCATCAGCATGCCGTCGTGGGGGTTGGTACCGAGGGCAGTGATGAACGAGCTGGCGTCGGTGATGTCGTCGAGACCGACGTAGGTACCCACGACAATGGTGGGCGAGATCCCCACAACGGGCGGCACATATGGCGGGGGCGGGAGATTGGGGATCGGCGGTGGGACGTACGGGGGCGAGAGCGACGTCATGTTGACCGTGCGCCCGTAGTAATAGGCACCGGCCGGTGGTGACCCCACAGCGTAGGGACGAATCCATTCTCCGGGCACCTCTTGGACCGGCGGCCCGACGCTCGAGGAGATTGGAGCACCGGTCTGCGTATACCAGTCGATTTGCATCTGGATGTAGCGCAGCACCGGGTTCGGCTGATTAACCGGAGTAAACGACGCTGAAATGACTACCGACGGTGGTGTGGCGACCTGGGCCACCGGGATACCGAGCGTGGTGGCGTTCTCGGACGTGCACGTCGAGATCGAAATGGGCGGGTCGTCAACGTAAGAACCACCCCAGAAGTCATTGAACGTCTGCGTCTTGTTCTCTCCACCGAAGAGGAGGAACACGTTGTTCTCCGGGAACCACTCGAGCCCGTAATAGGCCCTCGCAACCGGATTGATCGTGGTGAAGACTTCCTCCCATGCAGTGCCGTCCCAAATCCAGGTGTCGTCCAAGAGGCCGTAACCACCGTCGCCCCCGAAGAGGATGATGATGGCCGCATTGGGGTCGTACACCATGTTCATGCCGAGACGCGGAGTCGGGAAGGTGGTATTGACTACCTCGGCCCACGTGGACGTTGAACCGTTCCATTCCCACATATCACCGAGGAACGATTTCGATGACCCATTGATTACCCCGCCAAAGAGGATCACCTTCGACGCTGGTGGGTAATAGACCATGGACGTGGCTTCTCGAGCTGGCGGGCTGTTGGGAGCGGTGGCGCCAATGCTCCATGCGGTGCCGTTCCATAGGTAGGTGACACCATTAGGTGTGCCACTCGAGTTGGTTCCACCAAAGAGAACAAGATCGGTAGAGACCGGGTCATAAACCATCGACGGCAAGAACAGAGGGCCCGGGGTCGAGGCGTCAGCAACCTGCGTCCACGTGGCGCCGTTCCATGCCCACATATCGTCGAGGATTTCACTGCTCTCAACTGAGTAACCGCCGTAAATGAAGATGGTCTCGGTGGGTACGTGGTAGGCCATGGCGTAGCCGTAACGACCGGGCGGCGAAGTGACCGGGAAGAGCTGCTCCCAGACCGTGCCATTCCACAGCCAGGTGTCGTCGAGGTAGTTCGACAAGGTCGACAACGGAAGTCCGGCAAAGAGCAGCACACCTGACTGCGCCGGGTAATACGTCATGGTGAAGGCCGAGCGCGCACTCGGGGTCGTGGTCGAGAAGGGCTGCTGCGTCCAGTAGATCGAGCCCACTGATTCGATGAAGGCGACATTCTCGTTGTTGGCCGGGAGATACCCATTGACCCCAAAGGCGGAGTCGACGCTCAAGTCACCGGGCACTGGGAGGTATTCGGCATGCGGCGGCGAGACACCGACCGACGAGGCCGAGACGGTCTGCATCGACGTACCGTTGGTCTGGGGCACCCAGTGACCAATGGAGCGGTCAAACGCTGAGTCGTCGAGTTGGATTTCGAGGTTCTTCCCTCGAGTGACCACGGCGCCGTACCCGGTAAAGGCTGACGCTGCAGCGGCGATCCCATTACCCGTCCCTCGGCTCTTATACAGGGCCACCGCATTTTCGACCAAGACCCGATAGCGCGCCATGCCCAGCTCAGGCTCGTAGCTCATGCCGTAGTTGGCACCAAGGAAGGGAAGCAGGGCCCCAGAGATCAGCTGCGGATTGGTGAAGAGAAAGAAGGATTCGATCTCCGAGCGCAGCCAGTCCGTCTCGTAACCAATGAGCTGCAGCAGTCTTTGCAGCGGTCCGTCGGGCACCGCCGTCGTCGCCAAGTCCTGGTCCATGTTGAGGTAGAAGTCAGGGATGAACCCTGTGTACGTCTGCTCGAAGTCGTAATCGGAAATGACGAGCCCCTGTGCTGACCCGGCGAGCTGCCACTGGTCGAGCCCACCGGACGTGTTGAAAACGAAAAGGGCGTAGTAATAGAAGTACCCCGAGGCGAGCCCGACATCAACGAACTGCGAGGAGTACCCATTAGCAGGACTCGTCTCATCGAGGAGGGTGACACCGTCCTCGGCATAGATATTGGTGGGCGTGCCGAACGACGAGCGGACAAGGACCTGGGACGTCCAGTCGCCCGGAGGCAGGGTCCAGTCGATCTGCAGACCGTTGTAGCCGATCGGTGTAGTCGTGAATGAGGTCGTGAGGTTATTACTCGACGGCGGGACACCGTAGAACGTCTCGCCATAAATGGCCTCACCGTAAGGGGAGAAGGTCATGTCTTAACGAGCCATTGCCCCACAGCAAACGGCTGCATGTTGTTGTGGCCGGACCCTCCGGCATTACCCTCGACGCCCACCGAGATGCTGGCGTACCCGATACCGGTGTTCTGCTGGCCCATGAGGTTGAAGAAGCTGGCGCTCGAGCCCGCAGCTCCTTCGATGAACCCTTCGAGAATCTGTCCCGAGGGGTGACTGTGGCCACCATCGGAGCCATAGGCCGGGTGAGTATGCACCGCTTCTTCACCGGCCTGAAGCGTGTGCAGCTGTTCACCGCCCGATGCGCCCACAGCGTAGGTGGGCTGTGCATTACCTCCGGGCCCAGCGGCACCGACTGCAGTGCGACCGCGCATATCGATCACGTTGAAGGTGGTCGACCCATTGCCGTTGCCGTAGGGGAACACTGTGTACGTTGCGGTTCCGCCATTGGTCGTGTTATTCGAGACCGTAATCGAGGTTCCACCCACACCGGTAATGGTGGTGCCCGATGGCAAGTACCCGGGGATCTCGATGGGCATGCCTACCGCCATGAGTGCGGTGAGTGTAGCGGAAAGGCCATTGAGGGTCTCAGTGCCATTCGTGACCGTAATGCTCTGCGAGAGCGTCGTGGCCGTCAGCAAAGAGGCGTACGTCGTGCGCGAGACGGCCGCACCATTAGCGGCCAGCCACCCGGTAGGTACAAGGAGGGCCGTGGTGAACTTCGTATCGCCCGAGGCAACGGTCGACGACCCTGCACTGCCAAACTCGAGGAAGGTGCCCGTGGGGTCGACCTGGAGGACCGAGTTGGCCGGACCGATGGTGAGGAGCTGCCCCGTGTCACCAATACCGCCAACGATTATGGAGCCGGGGGTGGTCATAACCGCCAAGACGTCCGCCAGCGTCAGCGTGATGGGCCCACTGCGGGTGTTGAACGTCTTTACACCTTGGTGGACGTGCTTCGCATCAGCGGCCAGCCCTGCATTACCAGCAACACCACTCGTTCCGACCGGCTGGATGTCGCCTGCGGCCGTATCGATACCGACGGCCGACTCGTGCGTCATTTCGATCGCTGTGAGGCGAGCGGCCATGGTCGAGTAATACTCATTGTTGACTGACGAGTAGAGCGGATTACTTGCCGACGACGCACCACCAAATCCGATACCCTGCTCGAGTGCCTGGATAGCGCTCACCCACGAGTTGGCCTGCTCGCCCGTGATGTACTCGATTTCGTCCTGGTACGGGTACCCGGGGAAGGTGGCATCAAATGCCAACGGCCATGTGGAAGCCATGATTCTCCTTACGTCGACTCGATGTAGCCGCCGGTCACGTTGACGAGGAAGTCACCGGCAATGGGTGCCTCGTTGTCCAACGAAACGACGTCTGAGGGGGAGAGACTGTCTTGGACTCCGGTGCCGACCAAGTAGTTGTCGTTGGCCGTGAAGGAGTTGACCGGGATTACGGTCGCACCGACGGGAGCATTAGCCGAGGCGACGACCGTTTGCGTGGTCGAAGCGCCGGGGTTGATTACGAGGTTGTCACCGGCCGAGACCGGGGTCGCCAGCTCCACCACGTTGAGGACCGTGTAGGAGTCGTTGTCGACCAGTTCGTTGGCGAGAGTAATACGGGTGAGCCCGGTCACGATGCAGTAGTTGACGCCGGGAATCTTCAAGATGGTCTGGTAGACGAGCCCGAGCCCAACGCGGAATCCGAAGCCCGTGTTCGAGATGTCGAGCAGTTGAGCCAGAGCCGCCTCAACGGCGGCCTGGACGGTGTCGTTGCCGTAGTTCGGATATGCCACCACGGTGACCGAGACATTGACCGGGATGTAAATCGTCGGGGTCACAATGGTCACGGTCGTATTAGGCATCAGAGCCGGAGCGAGGGCAGTCTGTATCGCCTGCTGTAAGAAGGCACTCGGGGAGCCACCACCGTACGGGACAACGAAAAGATTCACGAGCTGATAGGTGGCCATGACCGCAGAGATCCACTCAACGCCCGAGACCTGTGACGCCAATGTCTCGATGTCCGACTCCGTAATCGCTCGATTGAGCGTCTTCAATGAAGCCGGGGCGTTTTGCTGGATCGACTGCAGTGACTCCGCATATGCACCACCCGACGCAGCGGCCGGATTAGACACAGAGGCCACGCCACCGAGAGCAGTAAGAGGCTGGACGATGGTATTGGCCCCCACGTTGCCCAGTGCCCCGACGTTAGTCATATAGGAGCACGTAATCGGACTGCCCAGCGGCGGGACGTACCCGTTCACCCCGTCGCCGAAGATGATGTAGAAGTTCCCGCTCGAGTCGACGAAGCTGGTGAACACGGTGTCGTAGGGTCCGGCGTTAATCAGGTTGGTGATGTAGCTCCACGTCTGCGCCCCGGTGCCCAGGTCGACCTCAACGGTGGGCGACTGAGCACTCACTGGCTTGTTCAAGAGCGGGTAGGCCTGGTTGATTGCCCCATTAGATGTGGCCACCTGCTCGTCGGTGTAAACCGTCCCCTGGACGGCGACCACCACGGCCGAACCTGTGCCCGGCGTAGCGTTGTTTACGCTGACAATCGTGACCTCTTCTGTGGTCACAAATGAAATAGGCGGCTGCGAGATGGAAGCCTGGGTGGTAAAGACTGTTCCCTGCGGGACGGTGACATTCCCGGGGAAGTTGGGGCTCAGCGTGAGCACTAGATTGACCACTGCTCCAACCGAGAGACTCGGCTGGTAATCGAGCATTGAGGCCAAGTTAATGATTGACGTCGACTGTGTGGCTGTGGCCAGAAATGCTTCACCGGCCAGGCGATCGAGGTAATAACTGAGCTGGTCGGACGTGTAGGCAAACATCTGCAGCATCACGATTCCGAAGTCCGACATCGACTGTGACGTCCACTCAGGCAGATACACCGGGATGCGCGCAACGAGGTCGGCGTAGACGGCTGAGTAATCCCTCGAGCTGTAATCGAATACAGGACTCGCAGGACCAGTTGACGTGGCGCTATTCGTGACAAATGTCATACCGAGATCACCTGAACTACGCCTCCTCCAACCGCTACTGAAACCTGATTCATGTCGGTGAACGGTACTACAGAGTAAGTAACGGTCACGATGACTAATGCTGGATTATTTGGACTTTGACTAATCGCAACCTGTGAGACGCTTACTGCCGGTTCCCATTTTGCTATTTGGTTTTTGATGTCGTCCGCAGTAGTGGCAACCGTGAGTGAGGCCACAGGACCAAAGACCATATCGCCCAGTCCAAATCCGTACGTTGGATTCATGACCCGCTCGTCTGGCCCCGTCATAATGATGGTCAATATGTGCTGGGCCAATATCTTGTTGTAATCACTGAGGAAGGCCACGCCTCCGGTAGCCGGATCGATTTGAAAGGGCACCAACATCTCGATGCCCTGTGGTGCGGGAGCCTGCGAAGGCTGCACACTCGTCTGCGGCGAGGCATTACCGATCACAGTGAGAGTGAAGGCCCATACCCCCGTGCTCCCGTTCTGGTCCATCGTGGTACCCGAAGCGCTGTACGTCCCAACGCTCAGAGCCCCAGTGGCATTGATTTGCCCGGTCGACGAGACCGTGAACGCTGGCGACGAGTTGGTCGTGGAATAATCGATCGCAGAGAGCCCGCCTACAGCATTGAGCTGATTTGTGTACTCGGCGCTGTCGAGCACTGTCGTGCTATCGGCCACAGGAGAGAGCTGGACGATGGTCTGGGAAGTACCGACGATCGGCATTAGTTGGCCTTCCAGGTCCCGCACCAGACGGGGTAATCAGTGTCCCCGCCTACGAAGCCGATCCATACCGCCGAGCCCGGAATAGGCAACAGAGAGGGGATAACGAAGCTCGGAGCGCCGGGCATCGTGGCCAGTGCCGACAGGGCAGCGATTACGTCGGTATACCCCGGAGGGAAACAGGGCCATGCCCAGTCGGTGAGCGCCATGGGATCTCCCAGCACACTTGGGCAGGTCGCTTGGATCCGGTTCTCGCCTTCGGGATCGACGTCGTTCTGGCAAATGCCGAAGTACCAGCCGTAGCTCAGTACGCCGGTCATGCGACCACCCACAACTGACCAGTGAGTACCGCTGTCGGCGGCGTCTCTATTTGAGGTTGAATCGAGATGGTATTGGTCGGTCCCACACTGTCGCGCCCGAGCGTCAAATAGGTGACGTAGGTGGCAGCGTTGAGAGCGTGTTGCGCCGAGCACACGAACCACAGACCGTTCTGGCTCCCATTGGCGTTCTGAATGTAAACGAGCGAGCCCTGCGAGATGAACGCATTACCGGACGACGTCGCTGTCGCCGTGATGTAAAGCTGATTATTGGCGGCAGCTCCAGTGACGTTGGCATCTGACTCAGACTGCGACGTCACGATGTCGTGCTGAGTCAGGTTGAACGGCGGTGTCTGCGCAGTGGTACCGAGCATCTGTGGTCCCGGCGTACCGGACACCTGCGAGAAGATCGGCTGTAATGTCCTCGGGTTGATTCCAGCGAGCTGCCGATTAGCCAACTGACCACCCTGCGGAGATGCAGTGCCTGTGGTGGGAGTGAAGTTGACGAGACTGGCGGGATCAGCTCTGTAATCGTAAACGGCGGCCAGTGAGGCGAGGTTGGCCCCGCTCGTCGTGCGCGGCTTGAAGACGAGCGAGATCCCATTGCAGTAGAACGTGTAACCGATCTTTTGAGCCAAGGTAACGCAGAACTGCCAGTAGGTCTGCCCGGCCATTTGCAGGCTCGGCCACACCGTCGTGTCCGGCACGATATCAGCGTCCAACTTGAAGAAGGCAGCGATTTGGGCCACGACCGCAGAACAGGTCGTGTTGAGGAAGACCTTGGTGTCAGTCTGCTTCATGGGCCACGATGCCCCCACGCACGTGACCGTGACCGCATTACGATCTTGGAGCGACGTGTTGGCCAGGTTGGCGTTGGAACGGGTCGGGTGGTTCACATAGCCATAGAACATCCGGGTGGCACTCGGGCGGCCGTATGTCATCGACATTGGTGTGCCCGAGGCCAGAGCATCGGAGTCAATATCACCGCCCCAGTATTTGAGGACGGCGACGTCATGGGAGAACTCAGTCTCGGTAATCGTGGCCTGCTCGGGCGTACCGAGAGGCGTGTTGATACCCTGGCCCGCAAAGCTGACCGACATCGAGAACGGGAGTGCTGTGCTGGCGACCGTCATTGGAGCAGCGTCCCTTGACCCATAATCGTTCCCTGCGGAATGCGCACCAGTGTTCCGGCAGGGACGTTGAGCGGATTGATCAGCTCAGGGTTGATGTCGAAGATGGCCCACCACAGTGAGGGATTACCCAAAAGGCGATACGCCACCAAATCAGCTCGGTCTCCCGCCTTCCAGACGTAGAGCGTGTACGGGGTCGTGGCGGCCGGGATTGTGCGCAGGACCGTGAGGTTGTAGGTCCCGGTCGAGTCGGGCATACGGGTAATAGTCCCGAGCGAGTAGCGCGATTGCGCATTGATGCTCACAGGTTGATTCCCGGCAATGGATTCGTAAATGGGTTCGACGGTGTGGGGGGACCGTAGACCGGCGGGGTTCCTGTGCCCGCAGTATTTGACCCGGTGTTCGACCCTCCATTTGCATTGATCGTTGTCGACGCCGGGACCGCACTCGAAACGTAGACGCACGTGAGTTGAAGGTCGACCTCGCACCGAGACGGGATCATGTTCTGGCGGAAGATCCCGTAGGTAATGTTCACCATCGAGATGTAACCGGTGAAGCCCCACAACTGGCCCGACCCGGTCATCCCAAATACGCACTGGACCGGCGTCGAGACGGGGACTGCTCCCTGCGAGTCAAATGTGCCCATGAGATTGTAAAGAGCGGCCACGTCTTTGAGGACACCCCGGTCATAGGTGGCGGCCTTCTCGTCGGCCAAGAAGTCGTAGGTGCGATCAAAGATGAGGGACCACGCCACGGTCTGGCTGTTCGACAGATTAGGGACCTGTGAGGCAAGTGACTGCTGCGTGATTGCCTCAGACGTCCCACCTGAACCCGCACCGTACAAATAAAGCGGGGGGGTGGTCATGTTGTTCATGTAGAACGAGACGTTGATCTGATTCGGGTTGAAGAAGAAATAGAGCGAGTAAAAGCCACCACCGGCACTCGGGACCGATCCGGGCACATTACGCAGCACGCCAATGCGCTGAGGGGCCCAGGTGGGATTACCGCCGTATGAACCCGGCTTCATGGGCGGGTTGGCCGTCTCGCCGGGCAACTGTCCCGGCACCGTTGGCACGCCGTATCCAGCGGTCATGCCATTGGCCAGTGTAAGGCCCGAGATGTCCCCTAATGCGTAAGGTGCCGATGCAGGGTTGGGAATGTTTGAGAAGGCGGCATTATTCGTGGAAGCCGGAACAGAGGACGACATTACGAGACCCCCACAGAGTCGGCCGCATCTGCATTACGCACTGCGGTCATAAGCTGCGCCACGATGTTCTGCACGTCTGAGGTTCCCATTTGCTGCGGGTAGACGTTCAGCTGGATGTTGTAGTTGCGCCCACCCGAACCTCCCCGAGTAAACGACGACATCGGTGTGGCAGCACTCGATGCGCTCGAGCTGACGGGGTCACCCATGGCGTACACGCCCGAGGGAGTCTGGAAGGTCTCACCGCCGTAATGCGACGAAGCCCACGGGGTCGACTCGAGTGCCTTGGAGAACCCGGCCAGGTTGTCATTAGCCCGCAGTGCATTAAGGACCGGCGCCATGTTGCCTTGACGCAGTGTCTGCATGGTCGCTTGGATGCCCTCGGCCCACGAAGGGTACGCCGTAGTCTGGCCGAGGTTCGTCGAGCCCGGGAGATTGAGTCTCGTGTTGAGCGGGTTGTGCATGTTGGGGGCGTAGTAGGGATTACTCCCACCGGCCACCGTCCACTGACCCTCGTGCTGCTGCCAGGCGTTCATGGCCATGACGTCGGCCTGTGTCGGTGAGAGTCCGAGACCGCTCAGCACAGCGCGGGAGAACGACGTCGGCGAGGTGACACTGGAGGAGCCGTTCACCACTACCGTGCTGCCGGTCCCAGAACTGCTCGAGGACCCGCCAGTGCTCGCTGCAGCAGCTCCGCTCGAAGCGGTTGGGGCTCCGGCACCCGCCCAGCCTCCGGCACTCACCTGAGAGAGGAAGGAGTTGGTGAGACCGGGCGCCGTTGCGCCACCGCCTGGACCGGATGTCGCAGCAGTCCCTCCAGCCGCTGCGGCAGCGGCCGTGGCCACAGCGGACCCGGCCTGGAGCCCAGTCACCCGGCGGATGGCATCAAGGTGGCCCGTGTCGACCGATTGGATGGAGACCTTGGAGCCTGTGTCGGGGGCATCGATCATTTGCCCACCACCGATGTAAATGCCGACGTGCGAGTTGGGGCCGTCGTAATCGAAGAAGAGCAAATCGCCCGCCTGTGCCAGGCCGAGATTGGGGACCTTGGTGCCCTTAGTCGCCTGCTCCTGCGAGGTCCGGGGAAGCTGGATCCCGAAGGACGAGAACACGCTCATTACGAAGGCCGAACAGTCGAAGCCGACCGTACCCGAGCCCTGTGCCGTTCCGAGGGTCGGACCGGTGTCGCTACCACCGCCCCACGAGTAGGGCGTTCCGAGCCACGTACGGGCCTTGGCCACGATTTGAGAGCCGGTGGGGTCACCCATGGCCTGGACGTGCCAGGGCTCGCTCTTGGGGGCCGGGCGGCCAAGACCGAACTTCGACGCATTACGAGCGATCCAGCTGAACTGCGACGGTGGGCCGAGGTCGGCGGCCTGGCCAGTCTGGTGGGCGGACTGCCCCGGCTTGGCCACTCCCCGGCCGCCCTTGGCCGCATAGAGGTAGGCCTGCTGCGCCGAGGTCCGGTGGCCCGAGGTGATCTTGATGTTGGGGTTGGCCTGCATCATGGCCGAGACGCGAGCCTTCATGCCCGGGGCGAGCCCGGCCGTTGACGTCGACCCGGTCGGCGGGTCACCCATGTACTGAGGACCACCCTGGTGAGGACTGGCGTCCATCGTCTGCCGGTAAAGAGAAGGATCAATAGAGCCCTCCCATTTACCCGTCCGCTGATTAAGCGTCTGGCCTTGCGGGTTCATTATCTGCGAACCTTCGCCACGACCGCCGGGCATCATAATGTCGCCAGCCCGCAGCTGCTTCTTGGTCAGTTTGGGATTCTTCGCAAAGATCAGCGGTAATGCGAGCATTGCAACAGGCGCCAATGCGAGCGCCGTACCCCCGGCTGTAACACCGCCTGCAACCTCACCGGCAGTAGTAGCACCCCCCACAACTTCAGCAGTAGTGGCACCTCCTCCCGCCGCTTCCGCAGCATCGGCAGCACCTCCGCCTCCTCCCTTGAGGAGACTCTTACCACCGGACAAGATCTTGAGAGCAGCGCCTAGCTCGGCCAGGTGCGAGGCAAATCCGAGTACGGCGCTCGTTCCCTTGGCGAGCCCGCTGCCCCAGTTAATGATGTCCCCGTGTGAGTTGGCGAAGTCCTTCTCCATGGTATCGATCGACTGCTGGAGCTTGTAATAGTTGATCGTCGAGCCGGTCGACTGCTGATAGATCTCCTCATTACGTGCGGTCTTAGCCGACGACGCATCGAGGGCAGCGGTTGCCGTCGTTGGCTTAATGGCCTTGGTCGCTGCACTCAGGCTCATACCCGAGGCGGCATACTGACGCAGCTGTAATACGTCAGCACTCGAGAGACCCATTTGGTTCATAGCGTTATTGCTGATTGCCTGCCATGCCTGCGGGTTCTGCGCAAACTGCTTGGCCTTTTGCGGGGTCAGGTTCTTCGTGCCGGTAAGGCCTTCGAGGACGGTCTTGTACACGGTCGACGGGTTGTTAATCCCACCGGTCACGGCGTTGAAGAGACCACCGCCCGTGCTCGCAATACCGCGGGCCTGCATGAACGACATGGCCTGATTAGACGTCAGGTCATTTGCGAAGTGCATTGCTCCCGTGGCGCCCATGGTCGGGTTGAGTTTCTGAGCCTGATTAAGGAACGCACGCAGTTGCTTGGACTTTTGGCTATTACTCCCCGAGTAAAGGAAGTTGTTCTGCTGCAGCATGGACATGGCATCGTTCATGTCCTTGACACTGAGCGACGACAGACCGCCGGTCATGGCCGTGGCCTTGCTGCTCCCTCCAAAGACGGCACCGGTCTGTGCCGCCATGAGGTTGGTCGTCAGGCCTCCGGCGGCAAAGGAGTTGAACCCGGCGTTGATTTGCCCGGCCCACTGCGCACCAAGCTCACCGGCCGCACCAAGGGCAAGACCCCGAGCAGAGCTGCCTCCCTTGTACGCTGCGCCACCGGAAACGGGAGCGCCCATATTACGGCTGCCGCCTCGGTTCGTTCCCTGTTGCCCACCACCAAATGCACCCTGCGCCGCATTACCGGCAGCGGTGAGCTTCTTGGTCAGCGAGTCGATGGCCTTCTCGAGGAGATTGACGTCTTTGACGACGGTCTGCAGGCTGGTATGGAGATCCTTGAGCCCGGACGTGTCGACGTCGAAACCGCCGGTATTACCAAACCCACCGCCTATGGAGACGCGGCCCATCTGCACGCCGCCCTGTGCGCCAAAGCCCGAGCGGGGAGTGCCTCCAGTGTTGATTCCGGCCCAGGCCATTACTTACCCGACTTTCGCCGCTCAGCGATCCAGTCGGCCATGCGGATCCAGTAACTGCGCTCGCGTGGGGTGAAACCCTTGTAGACGTCGGGCGTCCACTGGGGGTAATAGATATAGAGAGTGGCGTACTCCGAGTAAAGGGTCGAAGTCCTAGAACCGAAACAAGTTACCCAGCCCCAGAAAGATCGGATACTGCGTATTGCACGTTGCGCAATGCACAGGGATCTCTTTTCCGAGAGCCGGGCCGGGCTGATGTTCATTGATGAACTCCACGACCTTTTCCCGGTCACCTGTAGGAAGAGCACGTACAGCCTCCTCCTTGCCGTGTGTCGGGACGCCATTGATGTCAAGGACACTTTTCGCCAAGATGATGGTGTTCAGCTCGGCGGGGGTCTTCTTGCTCATTACTCCGCCCAGGTACATTTCCTGGTCTCGACCGTTGAGCATTTTGATGGTCACTTCGCCATGGCGCGTGTGCACCGTGAACTTGCGCTGCGTGCGATCCTCGAGCCCAATGATCTCGACGTCGTCGTCGATGTCGACCGTGGCGATCGAGTCATTACCGCACACTGAGCAGTTGATCTTGAAATCGATCGTAGGCCCGTAGGTCACCTTGCGCACGGCGAGCATGAGGTAATCACGATCGCCGATCAGCAGATTACGGATGTCGTCCTTGGTCGGCTTGCGACCATCGATGTCCTCGACCGCCAAATCCAGCAACTCGGTGAGGTAGACAGCGACGTTGGCATTGGAGTCGAGACGGGACAACTTCTCTTCGTCGTAACCGGTCAACTCACGCACCCGGACCTGATCGATTATGCGACTGTTATCGGGATCGGGGATTCCGGCCGGGAGAGTAATCGTCAGGTTCTCGAGCCCGGCCATGGTGGGAGGCTCGTTGGCGCTGGCACCAGCGAAGACGGCTGCAGCTTGCTCCATACCCGCCGGGCCGGGCAGTCGGCGCTGTTGCGGTGGCTGGGCAGCTGGGGGCAGGTTGTCCGGGGTGACGTACCCCGGAACGTCCGGGGGTGGCGGCAGCGGGGGCGACATTACGCCACCCGGCGCTGCTCCTGCTCCTAAATGCTCCATGCCCGGGGGCGGAAATACTGGCGGTGCTGTTTGCGACACGTTGTCGTCTCCTTGTTTTTACAACCCACAATGTTTGAATAAGGCCACTTGTTCCATTACCTACTGCACTGCGATTACATCCAGCTGACTGCGTCCTGCACGTAGCCCGAGCCGCCCCACTGCATGTCGAAGCCCTCGTAGTTGATCGTCATTTGCTCGACGGCGACGGCATTACCTCCAGCGTCGAGGTCCGAGTACGCCAGGCTGCCGATCCAGGCCGAGTAGAGCAAGAAGCTCACCTTGACGATCGGCTGAGCGGTGTAGCTGCTCTCGTACTGATAGATCCCGGGCGCCTGCGGTGTGTTGTTCGGGTGCTCGAGGATGTTGATGTACATATGCGTGCGGAAATCGGTGACCGTCGACCCCAACATCGGGTTGACCCCATTTCCGTACATGGCCGTGAAGAGGTTCGTCATCCAGAACCAGTTGTCCGAGTCCGAGGGGAACATCCCACGGGACAACGTGATCGGGTTGAAGTCGGCCTGTCCCGGCATCTTGCGGGTGGTCAGGTTGTCGCCGCCCTCACGGTAGGTCAGAGGCTCAATGGAGACCCCAAGACCCGAGGCGGACATGAACCCGAACCGCGCCTCACCGAACCCATTACCGCCTTGCAGCATGAGAGGGATGGAGACGTTGAACTTGAACGATCGCAAAGGGTCTGAACTGAGCGCCCTAGTCACGGCCATGATATTGTACTCCTTTAAGTTCATGGAACTTGTTGGTTGAATGAAAGGCCAGGTCAGAATGGGAAGATACCCTGCAATAACCCCTTCGGTGGGTGAAATCTACGGACGATTGCGCATCACCAAAGTGCTGGAAAAGAAACCCGTCGGGAAAACTAGCGCCCTGCGCTGGGTGGTCATTTGCCGCTGTCTTTGTGGAAAACGGGGCATCGAAGTGCTCTATCCCAACCTTCGCTCCGGCAACACGACGTCTTGCGGCTGCGCTCAAATAGAACGAGCGCGAGCAGCAAGCATCAAGCACGGAAAGACCGGGACCCCTCTCTGGAACATTTGGACAGGCATGCGCCAACGCTGTAGTGATCCCAATACCAAAAACTGGGTCTGGTACGGAGCCCGAGGGATCAGTGTCTGCGACGATTGGAGAAAAGACTTCTCTCGTTTTGAACGCTGGGCACTCACTCACGGCTACAAGCCCGGACTCACCATTGACCGCATCGACAACGATGGCGATTACACACCTGAGAACTGCCGATGGGCGACGCGAAGTCAGCAAGCTAGAAACCGACGTCCCCCTTCTCGGTAGTGCTCGGGTAACTGCCATGATTACTGTCCTTTCAAATCACGTGGTCGACGACGTGGTGACGGTGGTAGCGCCTTGGAACTGAACGAGGTTCAGCTGGATGAACTCGGTGGGGTACTGCAGTGCCACGCCGACGGTGACATTGAGGATCCCTTGGTTAATGGTCTGCTGGGTGTTGTTGGTGCTGTCGCAGATCACGTAGAAGGCGGTCGCCGGGGTATTACCCGCAAAGGCATTGACCGAGAGCAGACCGTTCAGGAAGATGACGCACTGAGCGACCACAGTCGCCCACGACGCCCCATCATTTGGGGCAAAGACGAAGCTGTCGAGGATGTGCGCCAAGCTCGAGGCGATGTAGTTCAGGGTCCGCTGGACCGGGACGTACAGCGACCCATAGCCAGGCTGCAGCGTGCGGAGCCCACCGATGATGACCGAGCCGTCGGCCCGGGTCTTGATCGCATTGACGTTGGCCAGGTTGAGGGCCGACAGATCGCTCGAGGAGAGCAGGCGCTCGGCACTGGCCACTCCCGAGAGAGCTGTAATCGGACCGGCGGGACCCCACCAGACACCTTGGAGGGCATCAACCGAGGCGTACTGCCCGAGGACGAAGCCGCCGGGAGGAACGAGCACGGTCGTCTGCCCAGCGTTGTTGGCCGGGTTGTTCATGTTCAGCCACGGGTAATAGACCGCACCATTTGCGACTACGGGCGTGAGACTCTGCTCGTAGGAGACCGCATTTGCCGGGGTCTGTCCCGAGGCGGTGTCGATTACCAAGAACGTGTAGAGGCGACCGGTGCTGGCATACGTGAGGGCGGAGGTGAGGACGGCCAGTGTGGTCTCACCGGGCATGTTGAAGTTCAGCGGGCCCTGAACGTAATCGAGAGCCGACGTGGTCGCCGTGACCGCTGCCTCTCGGTCGGCGGGCGCCGGGTCCGACGTGTCGACTCCACCTGTGAACTGCTTTTGGGTGACGGCGGTCGGCGCATTGAGCGGCGTGGCGGCGGAGTCACCGAGGTCGGTGGCCACAATCCACCACGAGCCCGACCCGACGGCGTTGATTACCGAGGGGGCATAGCGCGAGCTGCCCTTGACCATGTTGAGGTCGTTCCACTGCTCGACGAGGTACTGGGCCCCGTAGCCACCCGAGTAGATGTTGAGGTTGAACTGGCCTGTTCCGGCGGCATTTGCGACCACATCCACGTACATCGCATTACCCCACGTGCCGGGACTCGTCGTGAGACCGAAGAGTCCGGCCTGCAGCGAGAGGGTGGCCTGGGGGGTGGCGCTCTGGTCCATCAGCGTGGCCGAGGCGGCGGTGCCTGGCGTGGCCACGGCGCCACAGCGAACGACCCAGCACTGCGTCCCGCCATTCAAGAAGAAGGCATAAACGGCGTAGGGCAGATACTGATTTGCCAGTACCGGGGTGGGGTTCGGGTTGAAGCCACCGAAGTAAGCAACAAACTGAGGCCAGCTCGAGCAAAGGACCGCCTTGCCGATTGGGCCACGCCAGTGCTCCCCAACAAATCCGGCAACGGAGGGACTGGTGGTCGATGGGGTCGGGTTGGGCCCGATCAGCGATTCAGTGACGTAAACGCCGGGACGGCCGTACAGCGTCGGGACGGGCATGGCATTAGCTCCTTTGGTTGCCTATTTGTATTGAGGCAACGGATGCCTGGCCCAAGAACTTCAACACCTTACTGCGACTCAAACCGTAACTACGTCAACAATGGGACCTGCTTCAATCGTGACCACTGGCGTGAGAATCTGCTGGATCTGCGCTATTTGACCGAGGTAGAACTCAGACGACACAGCGATCGTGAAAATGTTGCGGTACGTCCGCTTATTACTCGCATCGAGTTGGTCTCGGCGGACTGTTCCCCGGTTTACAGCGCGGCGCATCGTCCCATCCCAGTTGGACATATCAAGCTGACCAAACTGCTCGGGGAACATGGTGTAGAGGAGCACCGTCATTTGCCGGTCGTGCACCGGGTCTCTCGAGAAGAGCGAGAGCTGATAAATGAGATCCCACGGCTGGGGGAAATCGGGGCTCTCGAGGAAGAACCCGGTGGCCGGTGTCGCCGTCTCTTGCTGCGGGGGCAAGAAGCCCATGGCCCGATGCGCTCGATCAGCGGCGTACTCGATGTCGACGAGATCGATTTGGATGTGTGGGAACGTCCGCTCTTCGATTTCAGGATCTGGCGTGCGGAACCACGTCTTGATCGGGATCTGCCGACGGTCGGCATAGTTAGTCACGGCGTAGCCGGACAGCATCACTTTGAGAGCGGCGTCCTCGTCAAGCAGCCAACCCTCTGTCGCATTGGGCACCGTCGTAATCGTCATATGCCCAGTCCCCTGCGGAGGGCCAATCGATACTGGAGCTGCGCCGCCGGGCGGACGGCCTTGACCGCAGAGCGCAGCACGTGCTGGGGTCCCTGCTCGAGATTGCCGTACTCGTGGTCGAAGAGCTTGTCCCCGGCCTCGGAGCCGTCGATGCCCACGTGAGCAGTGCCGTTGCGCCAGAAGGTGTGGATGGGCTCGGTGGGGAGCCCGGCGTTTTCGGCCGCATTGTGGGCCGCCTCATGGAGGTGGGTAATCGCCTCGGCCTGGGCCGTTACGTGTGCGGCCGGGAGACGACGCAGTGCCTCTTCAAATCGAGCCTTGTGAGGAGCGATGGCGCGGTCCTTTATGGTGAACACGTCTCTCCTCCTATCGGCATTGGCACTGCGCAAGGTAAATCTCAGGACACGGCGGCCCTGCTGATCTGAGCATGGCAGACGCCCATTGCCGAAATGAAGTCAGCTCTTCTTCCGCATCTGTTTGCGGATCTCTTCCCGGCGCTTGTTGATAGCGGCGTAAGGATCCTCTGCAGGAGGCGGAGGCTCGGGCCCCATCCCACGAACGGGGACATTAATGCCCAGTCGTCGTGCTGCAATAACACGGTGGTGACCATCAGCCAGATACGGACGAGAACTGTTCTCGTACCCTCTCACTTCTACCGGTTCTTTAATCCCCTCGGTCTTGGCCGTCTTCATGATCTCTTGCACCCGTTGGTCACTCTCACCACCGGGACGAAACTCAATGTCCTTCAACTTCCCGGGGTAATCCCTCGACTCGAGGAACCCAATCTTGTCGGGGTGCATTTGCCGGACGTTCAAATGATCTTCGGCCGCCATTAGTACCCGACAACGTAGGGAGCGAACATTGACTCGAGCACGTCCTCATCCAAGTCTTCGCTTGCCACCTCTCGACAGTCGCACGAAATCGTGAGGTACGCATTGGCCACCCGACCCCGGGGGATGAAGGTATTGACCGAGAAGAGCTTGCCGTCAAATCCCACCCGATCGTTGAGGTGGTTCTGGCTCTGCGGATCAGGGTCAGGGATCATCGAGTGGGCGAAGGCACTGTAGGAGATCACCAAATGGAGGTAATCGAGCAAGTAGAGTCCGTCGTCGTCGAAGTTCTGGCCTTGGCGGACGTCCTCGGCGATTACCACCGGGACGGTGACGGGGGGGAACCACGCACGTTGCGGGCCCACGTCATAGGTGGGGTGACTGGTCGAGCCCGCCTGGTTGTAGCGGAACCATGCCACCCACTCGCCGGTCTGCTGCTGGTAACGGTCCATGCCCCGGTAGGCCTGTTGGATGTCTCGTAGTGTCCGGCGGTCAGGGGGCATGAGTCCACCCTTTACAGCTTGGCTTCTTTCCAGAAGTGACCTTATGAAGGTTAGCCTTATTAAGGCCATGCTCTCGGGCAAACTCTGCAAGGTTGTTTATTTCTACAACGTGTCCGTCTGGAGAACACAACTTAAAGTTTTTGGTGCGAATCACATAGCGCCCCTTAGCCATCTTGTCGGCCTGATTTTCACTCAAGGTCCCCAAGAATAAATGATTAGGTCTCACACATGAAGTGTTATCGCACTTATGAAGTACGCACAGATTATCAGGAATAGGCCCAAAATGGATTTCCCAGGAAACCCTGTGCGCTCGGTACCTACGATACTTACCTTTAACTGTGTGATTGATTTCTCCGTAATGACCCCACCCCGGTTTGATCGAACCGGTCCATACCCAACACTTACCAAGCCTTTTCCGGTGAGCAGGTACAGGCCCATCCTTATTGATGTTGGCCCAAAACTTTTTCTCTATTGGCCAAGGTTCTTTAGGCATTAAAGACCTGAAGGAATCGAAGGTGTCACAAGCTCTGGGCCATAACGTATAAATGGGGGTGGAGTTCCTACTACAAACTGGGCTGTACTTAATACTACTCCTGTAGGAGTAATGATGCCAATCTGTCCGGTAAGCGCACCTGCGGGCACCGTAACGGTGATCTCCTCGTCGCTGACGACGGTGAACTCTCCACCACAAGAAACTCCTCCAAACTGAACGTCGATCGCACTGGTGAAGTATTTGCCCCAGATCGTAATGAGCGAGCCCACATTGGCAGCGGTGGGGTAGAAGCCCGAGTACGGGTGGTTGTACTCCTGCTCCCGGAAAATGGGCACCAGTCGGTTGGTGGTGGCGCTGACCCGGCGCAGGTTGGTGACGTAGATGCGGTTGAGGCCCACGCCGAGCGCATTAGAGATCTGGACGTACTCGGCATTGATATTGGCGATTTGATCAGTGATCTGCTTGAAGCGCTGCGAGCGCGGGATCGAGACACCCTCAGGCGTGTGAATGTCGATTTGCTGCGCTGTGTCGGTGGCCTGAAACCAGAGCAACTCCTTGGCGGCCAAGAGCCCAACGAGGTATTCCTCAACGGTGGGAATGCTCGCCTGTCCGGGGACAGCGTCGATTACTGGCAAAGGCTCTTGGTCATTGACGTGCAGAGCGAAGGCATCAGAGACAGCCTCGATTACCTCGTCATCGGTGTAGTAGTTGTACGAGAGGCCCGAAACGGTGAGCACCGTTCCCTCGGCCAGCACCGAATAGAAGGAAATGACCCCGTACTTGAAATCGATTATGTACTGCGGCGTGGCCTGATTCGAGATGACCACGCCGTTGAGTGCGACGACCGGAGGCTGGACGTCCATCGAGATCGCCTGCACTGGGAGGTCGAAGATGTTCGATTCCCCATTTGCGGTGACGTTGGCGACGAAGGGGATACCGAGGTCGCCCACGATCATGCGGGTCTTGGTCGTAATCGATGCAGTGCTCATTAGAAGAACTCCAACATTCCGCCGCCGGGAGGCTGGGCCAAGATCAGTGCGCCCATGCCAGAGTACCCATTGTTAGACGTCGCCTGGGTGAAAGTGGGCTGCTGTGCACTGGCAGCCACGCTCGGGTTGTACATGAAGAAGCCGTCGATGAAATCGGTGTCGTACTCGTACCCACTCGTCGATCCAGTAGTCACTGTCGACGCTCCGAAGGCGTAGCCCATGTAGGCGTAGTTAGTTGTAGGCGGTGTAATCGATGGGCCCTTAATCGTAGTGCCCCCAGCTCCATTGGGCTGGTTGATCGTGGTGAAGTCCACAATCGACCACATCGGATTAGAGACCCCCGACACTGTGAACTCCCGAGGGGAATAGCACATACCCTGTCCCGAAATGCTCGCCGAGAACGAACAGGTGCACGTAATGGATCCAGTGCCGGTGACGATTCCGCTCCAGATCTCCATGTCGTAAGGACCAATGGCAGTCGAGTACGCCTGATAGTTCTGCGTGAGCGCTGCACCCTTTACCGTCCCCGTTCCGGTGATGGCAATACCAGTGCACTCAACCGTGTTGGTGCTGGCGAACAGCATTACGGTCACGAGATCACCAATAGTCGTCAGCGTGAAAGGAAAACTGTTCCCTCCAAATGGTGAGTCGACATCGGACGAACCTGCATAGGAAATAGCGAGCGCCATTACCCCACCGCAATCAAACGCCACTTCGACGTGGCAGGGTTCCATGTGAAACCGAGCAGCACCAGTACGGCCGTGCCATTAGTCGAAGTGGGCAGAGTAAAGGAGTTGCCGCTCTCAAATGAAGTCCCCCACGCCAGTGTGTGCGAGGACCCATTATCGGTAAGAGCGAGGATGAACTTCTCCCACGCCTGCGGGGTGCCGGTGAGGTCAGTAGTAAACGACGTGACATTGGTCGCCAGCAAGAGAACGGCGATATCAAGGTTGTCGGTGTCGATCGCTGGTGTGGCCGCCGAGGTAATGGTGACCGGGCGCGGGGTGTTGCGCTTGTTGGTGAAGGTGACCGTATTCGACGTGGTGACCGGGAAGGCGATTGCCGTGGAGGTGAGCCCGACCACTCGACCCTTGGTGTCAATCGAGACAGTAGAGACCGCTGTCGATGATCCAATGGGTCCGATGGCCGATCCGATAGCGGAGAGAGCCGAGGTATTTGAATGGATGGGGACCGAGACGTCACCGGTAATGGCGGGCCGGGAAATAATGATGCCACCGGTCTCGCCCGAGAGAATAAGGGTGCCGTCTTCGTTATTGAGTTCGGAGACCCCACTGTCCGAAGACGTCTCGTACGTCGCATTAGCTCCAGCGATCGAAGCCCCCGGGCAGTAGGCCCAGTTGTAGTTGCCGTTGTAAGTAATGCAGATCCAGTACGGCTCGTACGTGGGGAAGTCGATTATGAAGCGGCCGGGTGATCCAAATCCGAGACCTGTGGTGACCGGGCCCGCATCGGGCTCATTAGGCGGAACCGAGTTGTAGCTCTGCGGAAGTCCGCCCAGAGTCGACGCCGCTTTGTAACCGGTGACGATGCCGCCGTTGACAGCAGCGCCAGCCACAATAAACGTGTCTGAAAATGGATAGCTCGCTGTCATGGTCAATCAGCGTAGAAGATCGATCTCGCCGCACCCTAGTCACCTCAGAGCGGGTGCGATCACCTCTTGCATGGTCTGTCGTTGGCTTGCTGCTGCGGCCGGAGCGATGACGGCGCTCTGTGTTTGCTGGACATTTTGCATGGCAGGAGCGATTACGGCCTGCATGGTTTGACGGCCCGCTCGGTAAGGGATGAACACCACCACGACTCCACCGCTCGACCAGTTCCACGTGTCCGCCATACCGACGCGGATGTCACTGCCGTGGAAGACGACAGTGCCCGACCACGGCCATGTATCAGAGGTAATCCGA